GAACCGTAAGCGACTTGCGTTGCCACTGGTTCTTGAACACGCACTTCGACAGAATCACCTCGTCTACAGCCGCACCGCTGACCGCGTGTGGAGCGCGAGCCGCAGGGCGTGGCTTTGCGATCACCTTGTCAGCCGGCTTTGGCTTTGGTTCTTCCTTCACGACTGGTGCGTCAACCTGCTCCGCAGGGGCGTCAACCTTTTCGACTGGTGCGTCCACCTTCTCAACAGGTGCGTCCGCATTCGTGGTCTCGAGATCTTTTGTTTCGTCGGTCATTGCTACTCCGTTCTAATGTCTGTACAACTGTATCAGCGTGGTCCGAACACGCGCGGGCCCTTGCTCTGACCGTTGCGGAAGTTCGGTAGGCGTCGACCCGCAAAGGACTTCGCCGTGATCCGTCCACCGAGAAAGCCCTCAGGTGGTTTGATCAACAAGGCGGTCAGCGCGTGCACGAGTGCGTCCACTCTGTCGGGGGACTTTCCTTCACCAGGAATCCACGCGCACATCTGTGACTCAAGATCTGTCAGGTAGTTCAAATGATGAACTCTGTTTTGCTCGTAGGCGAGAACGATAGGCTCCGCGCGCAGTGCCTTGCCGTGCTTTGAGTGAACCTCTAGCACCTTAACGCTTGGATCAATCGCGGTGATGGCGTTCTTTACGAGCGCACCACCCTGGTTAACCTCGGCTACAACTGGGCAACCCCACTTGCGCGCCATGGCAACGACCTTGTTTGCCCACACGTCCGGCGAGCCGTGAACGGTTGCGTCCTCCAGGACCCACGCGTTTCTCTTATAGAGATCTCTTTCGCCAGTCGAGCAGACAACTACGATTCCACACTCGTCGCGTGGATTCTCTGCGACCGATGGATCAACGCCGATTACTCGTAGAGGAGCGCCAATCGGCGCTACGTTTTCACGACCGCGCTCGATAAGATCGGGATTCCAAAGCGCACCCTCTACGTCAGAGAGCATCTCACCGTAGATTTCCTGCTGCGCTAGACGCGTTCCTTCGTAGACACCTTGAATTGCGTCAAGATAAGCGCGGCTAAGGTTTCCAGCGTTATCTAACGTAGAACCGCGAGTGATGACAACCTTTCCGGTCTTGTCAGCCTCGTTGATAAGTGAATATAGAAGTGGAACGCGCTTTGGCGTTGTCGTAACCATGATCTTAGGATTTTGTCCAAGACGTGTACCAACACGTAGGTTGTCAAACGCGGTCATACCTGCCGCATCAGGAGTTTGTCGCCATGCGGCAACCTCGTCACCCCAGGCGTGTGTAAATTGCGGACCACGAAGCGAATCAGGCTCATCTGCGGTGAAGCAAGTCGCCGTGTTTCCGTTAGGCCAAGTCAAACGTCTCTTTGACGGTTCATACAGCGGGCGCTCGCTTGGCGGCGTCACGTTGATAATTCCATACTCACCTTCAACGATAACGTCACGAACGTCCGCGGCAGTACGAGCAACTAACGCAAAGCGTCGTTGACCAGTCGTAGTGTACTTTGCCATCTCGCGCACCCACTCAGCTGCGGTGCGAGTTTTACCAGCACCACGACCTGCGAGATATAACCAGATGTTCCAGTCGTCGTGATCTGGCGGTTGCTGTTCAGGGCGACCCCAGAATCTCCAGTTCCACTGAAGCGACTCGGGATCAAATCCTTCTAATGCTGCAGCCTTTTCCTCGTCGGAAAGCTGCGCGATAAGCTCGGCTAAACTTTTACCCATGAGACTACTCTAATCTCAAAGGGAAACGGTTCTCCTCAAGAATTGGTGTATACGCTCTTGACTTTGCGCTTACGGGTTGCTTGTATCCGTAACGAACAAGTCGAAAACGAAGAGCGCCATGTGTAACTCCAAGACGCTTTGCAAGACGATAAAGTGTCACACCTTCAACGGTATGTGCGTAGTTTAGCAAGTATGCATATTCCTCGGCTTCCTTACGGAATTGTTTTCCATAGGAACGTACCTGCTGCGCGTAAGGCTGAAGCTCAAGTAGGCGCCGCAAGGTCTCCTCGGTCGGCTCAACATATTGCTTCTTTTCCTTCTCGGGAATCAGCGGAGGTTCTGGAATCGAGTAACCTTTGACTGCTACTCGCAGAGCCTCACTCATTGGAACCGCGTTTGTGATTTGACGAATACGCTCACGAGTCAAACTTGTTGCGGTTGCGATTGAGTCAAGTGTCCAGCCGCGCTCGCGTAGTGCCTTCATGTAGGCGTTACGCTCGTGTTCATTACCGTCCGTCCTTGCAGACAGCGCGGTGAAAGTATCGTAGACTTCCTGCGGAAGTGTATGTCCTGATTTTTTGTAATTTGCCATGGATAGATTATAACATGTTATTTAGGACTTGGTAACCAGCGGCGGTAGCCTTATGTACTGAAGAGGAAAAAATAGTACGTTAAGGCTAACTGCCTTGGACGTGAGAGAAGGGTATGGTATGTTGTGGAGTGTCCCGGAAGTGTCTCAACGGAAAAAATGTTGAGGCTTGTAAGTCTCAGAATCTCGGACAAGAAACAGGCATGGCACCTTTGTTTTTTGTTTTGTAGTATGTTACTGGCAAGTATAGTTACTCGTGAGTAACAAGACAGGCATGGCTATGCCATTGACATGTGTGTAAGTTACTGACGAGTAACATAAGCAGGTTGGCTAGCTACGACCTGGCCAACTTCTGTGTAGATGTTAGCTAGCAGTGTAGCTTGGTGGGCCTAGCAGTTCTGTGTAGGACAAGACAAGTTACTGACGAGTAACCTGCCTGCCTGTCTTGTGTCTACTAGCTAGGCGAGCTAGTAGCTAGCAGATGTAGCTAGTATACAGATGTGTAGCAGGTCAGGCAACATGCCAACAGGCATGTAACTATGTGTATGTGCCAACGCCTGGGCTATGCCTATGGACTACCTATGCGTTGCCTACAGCCCTCTCAGAGGGAGCATGGCTATACCTGTGGGCAAATGGGAAAGGGACCCAACCCTAAGGCTGAGTCCCTTCCTGGGAACTTATCTGGTTACTCTGGGAGTACCACCCGCACGTTGTGGTCGCCCGCAAACAGGCGAGTAAACGTGTCGGCGTCCATTGAACCATTGGCGTCCAATCCTTTGTCAGACTGGAAGGCTTTGACGGCTGCCACGGTAAGATCACCGTACCACCCATCTCGGTCCGCTGTAGCGTCCGAATAGCCTAGCTCACCAAGGCGACGTTGTACGTGATGGACCGTAAGGCTTTTACGTGCGTAAGGATTCTTATACACGCATTGCTTTAGGTGTACCTCGTCAGTGTCGCCGTTGCCAACAACATGGTCAGCCGCAGGGACAACCGCTTCCTCAACCTTGCGCTTGGGCTTAGGCTCAGGCGTAGGTTCAGGCTCAACAGGAGCCTCGGCTTGCATGGTGCTGCCATGTATGGCACGGTTTTCCTCAGGCTCGATAGGCGCTGCCGCTTCGAAGTCGACAGCCTCTACCACTGCCTCTACTGCCATTGGCTCTTCTACTGGTACGCCAGCCGCGTAAGGCTGGTAACCGTTTTCGTTTTCTTCGCTCATAGATCTAATGTATCCTAACTATTCGATGACGACCTTGATGATACCTGGGTACTCACCTAGTCGCTTGAGCGTAGACATGCCCGCACCTGCTCGGTAGGCATTAGGGCCAATGCCCCATGCACCGAAATCCTTACCACCCTTGGTCATGATGTACGCGACCTGGGCGTTTAGGACAGGGTCGAACAGTTGCTTGTTATCGGTAAGTCCAAACTTCTCACGACGGTCTGGACCAAGGTCACCAAACATGTTGACCTGGAAGATACCGTATGAGCTGTCACCTGTTCGCGTGCTCTTGTTGAGAGCTAGCGGACGAGCGTTGGACTCGCGCATAGCTACACCGAATGCAGTCTTGTGCGCCTGGCCACGAAAGCCAACCGCATAGAGCAGCTCGGAGAGCTGTGCTGGCGTAAGTGCATGCTTCGAGTTTCTATACGAAGCGTATACCTCAGCCTGTGTGCGAGCTCTGGATTTCATAACCGGAGCTGCCTTTAGTTCATATTGAGTTGTTATTTGTGCTTGTTCGACAGCGTTAGCTGATTCTTTTGTTCCGAACTGTGCCGACGCTAAGCTTGCTACTGAAACAAGCGTCGCCACGTAAGCTACTGACGTCAGTGCTAGTTTCTTGCGAGAAACGTGCATTGCTAGTTAGCCTCCTTTGGTAGGGGACAGGGACAACCAAGCCCGCAGGCTTGGCGGACTGCGCTAGACTCACTTGAAGCCCAACGATGATTCGTATTCGACGTACCGATTGCGAGCTTGCTCGTCCTCGGTGTCATGCATCACCGACCACACGCTTCCCAACGTATGGGCGTAGTCCACTCCTCGAGTAGTGGCAACTCTGTTTTTGAAGTTGTCATACCCAAGGAAATCTACTTGGTCATTCATCCAGCTCTTGAAGTCTTCCTTGGAAATAAAGACGCGGTATGGGTAATCGGAACCCACCATGAACTTTATCTCTGTGTCGCAAATGTCAGACAGCTCTTGAAGAGACTGCTTGTCACGTGCGCGAACGACCAGGTACTCTGGATTGTTTCTATTTTGTACGGCTGAAACGAAGCCGGTTTCTGTAAATACCCACATTAGTCGTTTTGTCCTTTCGTCATGTGTCCAATAATAACATCGAACACCGGTTTTTGGAAACAAAAAGGGATAGCGAAATCACCAATTTGTTTCATG